TTGGTGATATGCATTGGCGTATGGGATACTTTGATTCCGAGGACCAACAAATTGAACGTGGTACCAAGAATGAAGTGATGGGATTGTCTATTAAAGACAAACCTGGTAAGATTCGTGGTAAACGTGCTGTAAGAACTTATTTTGAAGAGTTTGGTATGTTCCCCAACTTCTTGGAAACATACAATACAGCTCTTTATAATGCAGAGGAAGGTGGTTATGCATTTGGTACATTGGGTGTTATCGGTACTGGTGGTACAAAGGGAAATGACTTCTCTGGTGCATTAGAGATGATTTACCATCCTGAAGGTTATCATATGTATCCATTACCCAATGTTTTTGACAAAAGCACACAAGGTAAAGGTACTTGTTTGTTCTTTATAGGAGCATATATGAATCGTAAGGGATTTTACGATGAAGACGGTAATTCTGACGTCACCGGATCTTTACTTGAAGTTTTGATGGAACGTTATAAGACAAAGACAACCACAAGTGATCCACTGTCTGTTACACAGAAGAAAGCCGAGTTACCTTTGACAATACAAGATTGTATCATGAAAGTCGGTGGTAATATATATCCGGTTGCAGATATACAATCACGTATTGCAGAATTAAACTTAAATCCCCATGCTTTTGATGATGTTTACGTTGGCAAATTGAATATGGTTGGTGGTAAAATTGAATTTCAACCAACAACAGATACGCCGATAAGACATTTTCCACATAAAGACAATAAACTCGACGGTGCTATAGAAATATTCAAAATGCCGGAAATCAACAAAACAACAAATGAGGTGTTTCGTAACCGTTATATTGCAGGAGCGGATGTGTATGATAACGATGTGTCTGGTACGTTATCTTTAGGTTCAATATTTGTACTTGATGTGTTTACAGACAACATTGTTGCCGAATTTACAGGAAGACCAAAATTTGCAGAAGACTTTTATGAAATATGCAGAAGATTGTGTTTGTTTTATGATGCCAGACTTTGTTATGAGAATAACTGGAAAGGATTATACTCTTATTTTAGCAGAACACATTGCACATATCTTTTGACACCTACGTTTTCTTATTTGAAAGACAGAGATTTGGTAAAAGGTGAGTTATTTGGCAATACATCGTATGGTGTTCGTGCTACAGTGCCAATACAAAATTTTGCACGAGGTCTGCTTAGGGATTGGTTATTAAAACCAAAAAGCAAAATTGAAAAAATTGACGATGTTGAAGTGGAGACAACCTATCCGCAATTGATGGATATCAGAAATATAGCTTTATTGCAGGAATTGGCTTTATATAATTTGGATGGTAACTTTGACAGACACGATGCAATGTTAATGTTGATGTTATATCGGGAAGACGTATATAGATTGAATTCTGGAGAACCATCTAAACGTCCAGAATACAAAAATGAATTTCTAACTGACTCATTTTTTGATACTTATAATAAGATGAAAAATCGTTTTAAGAAACCTGAAACTACCATGAATGTAGAAGGAATCTTTATAAATGGTTAATTTAAAATTAATATGTGTATTAATGTGTTATTTTTTTTATTATTTTTGCACGTTTATATAATAATTTAGCATGAGTAGAATAAAAACATTTCCACCGCAACAAATTCCATTCAAGAAAAAAAATGACGAATGGCGTAAAAAGCACTTGGATTGGGCTGATAACAACGTATCTTCACGTTATAATGAGAAGGTGCGTTCGTCTATTATGAATAAAAAGATTAACTATGACTTGGTTAATGGTAAAATTCATATGGACGATTTGATGTTAGTTATGAATCCCACAGGTTTGAATTCTGCGTTTATTCCCGATACAATTCAACATTATCCGGTAATGAACGCCAAGTTACGTGTGCTTTGTGGTGAAGAGATAGGAAGACGTTTTGAATACCGTGTTGTATGTACAAATCCTAATGCAATCAGCGAAATTGAACGTAAGAAGCAAGAAGAATTGTTCCAAGCTGTACAAAATGCTATACAGTCAGAATCCAAATCTGAAGAAGAGTTCAAACAAAAACTTCAGAATATAGAGAAGGAATTTAAGTATCATTGGCAAGATATACGTGAAATCAGAGCAAATGCTTTGTTGAACCATTATACAAAAGAAAATAATGTACAAAGCTTGTTTGCTGATGGTTTTATGGATGCCCTCACTGTTGGTGAAGAGATTTATTGGTGTCATATGGCTGGTGGAGAACCTGTCATAGAACGAATGAACCCTATGAAATTACACAGTTGGCGTAGTGGTTATTCTTCCAGAGTTGAAGATGCTGATGTTATTATTTATGAGGATTATTGGTCTCTCGGTAAAATCTATGATACTTTTGCAGATGTTCTTACAGAAAAAGATCGTAAATATCTCGAAGATTTACCTCATCTTGATGATCCGGATGAAATGTGGAATCGTGATGAAACAAAAGGTTTTATCAATTCTAATGATCTGTTTAATTTTCCAGGAGGCACTATAGTCGGAGATTATGTGTTATTTACTGACGGTGGTCAAAATGAAGTGTATGATTCTGACGGTAACATTCGTGTATTGCACATGTTCTGGAAATCAAGACGTCAAATAAAGAAAGTGAAATCTTATGATCCGGAAACTGGTGATACTGAGTATCATTTTTACAGTGAGGATTATCAAATAGATGAAAGTCTTGGCGAAGAAGAAGAAATTTATTGGATTAATGAAGCTTGGGAAGGTTATAAAATCGGCAAAGAAGTTTATTTGCAAATACGTCCTTGTGAAATACAATTCAACACAATGGAAAATCCATCAAAATGTCATTTCGGATTTGTCGGCAGTTATTATAATATCAATGAAGATGAGGTATTTTCATTGGTGGATACACTGAAACCCTTTGCGTATCTATATGATGTAGTACACGAAAGGCTGAATGAAGCAATGGAAGCTAATTTTGGCCAGTTGTTTGAATTAGATATTGCCAGTATTCCCGACAAATGGACACCTGAACAATGGTTATTTTATGCAAAGAAGAATCATTTAGCTATAAAAGATTCGTTCAAAGAAGGTAATGTCGGTGCAGCTACTGGCAAATTAGCAGGTAATTTTGCATCAAATTCACGTGGTCTTATAGGTACTAACACTGGAGATTATATACAACAACATTGGCAAATGCTTGAATATATCAAGAATGAAATGAGCGATGCTTGTGGTATTTCCAAACAACGGGAAGGTCAAATTGCAAACAGAGAAACTGTCGGTGGTATAGAACGTTCAACATTACAGTCTTCATATATCACAGAATGGTTGTTCAATACACATTCTGATGTAAAGAAACGTGTTCTTGAATGCTATTTGGAAGTACTTAAATTTGCCATGAAGGGTAAAAATAAGAAATTTCAATACGTTTTATCCGATAGTTCTTTGGCAACATTAGATGTAGATGGTGATGAGTTCAGTGAGAACGATTATGGTTTAGTTGTTGATAACTCACCGTATGCACAGAATCTGACAAGTAAACTTGAAATGTTAGGTCAAGCCGCATTACAAAACCAGATGATAAGTTTCTCTTCGTTGATGAAAATTTATACATCAAATTCTTTGGCAGAAACGATGCGTATGATTGAGGCAGAGGAAGACGAAATGCGTCAACAACAATCAGAACAAGTGCGTCAACAAGCTGAACTGCAAAAACAAGAGCAAGAGATGCGTATGCAACTTGAACAACAAAAACTTGAGTTACAAGATATGATGAACCAGCGTGATAATGAAACACGTCTGCAGATTGCACAAATTCAGACTCAAGGTCACATTGAAGCTGAACAAATCTATGGTGACAGTCTTATTGACGAAGAAGTTGAGATGGCTAAAATAAAAGAAGATGCCCGTCAGTTTGATGCACAATTAGCACACGATAAAGAAGAACAAGCTGCACAACGAAGACTTGAACAACGTAAACAGAATTTGGAAGAACAACAACATAAAGAAGATAAATCGTTCAAAGAACGTGAGTTAAAATTAAAAGCTGAAGAGGTTAAAATCAAACGAAAACAAGCTAATAAAAAACCTTCTCAGTCATGACAGTAGAAATTATAATTGCAATTGCAGGAACATTGGGAATTTCAGAAATTTTACATTTGATTGTGTCGAAATTGTTTTCCAAGAAACAGGATACAATTATAACACAAAAAGACGAATTTGAAGCTATACGTGAACGATTGACATATAACGAGAAAGAAACAAACCGTTTGAATAGAGCTCAAATTATGGCTAATCGTAAGATAAGCAGATTATATTCTTATCTAGTGGATGTTACTACAAAAACGTGTGCAAAAACAAATTGTGCATTACGTGAAATAATAGCTATTGATTTTGATGATTTTGATGAAGACGATACTGAACAAACAGAAGAAACTTTAAATAACGATGATAACAAGCAAGAATAAGTCTTTTAAATGGATAGTATTAATATACACAATATTTATTGTAACAATATGTTTGTTATCAAGTGTTTTGTTTGTAAAATGTAATAATAAGGAAAAAACAACAATAAAAGTAGAACATGTCACGGATACAATTGTGGATAGGAAAACAGATTCAGTTTTTGTGGATCACTATTATCAATTACCAGGACGTATTGACACAATATTTGTATTTAACAATACCGATTCTGTTTTAATAAGCGGTTATACAAAAGATACAATAGTAATAGATAATCTTGAAATACGTGTTGTGACACACGATACAATAATAAAAGACACAATAACTATTACAAAAACCGTTGACAAACAAATAAAACATTTCGGATTCGGAGTATATGCAGGATTCTCTGCAATATACGGATTAAATAGTAAAAAGTTTGACTTTGGCCCATCGGTTGGGGTTGGAGTTATTTATAAATTTTAAAAATAAAAATATGGAAGATTTGGATTTTAACAACATTGATGATTCGTTGAGTTTTGATCTTTTTGGCGACGACGATAACAATGATGAGCAAAAAGAAAAAGTATCGCTGGACGATACTGATGATAATGAACAAGAAGACACCGAGAATCTTGTCGATGTAGACCCAGAAAGTCTGTTTGACAACGATTCGGAGAGCGTAGGTGACGAAGATAAACAAGATACGAAGAACCCTGAAGTTCAAGAAGAACCTGGTAATTCTTCAGCCGACTTTTATTCTTCCATAGCCAGCGCTCTTAAGAATGACGGGGTTCTCGAATATCTTGATGATGATAGTGTGGCAAGCATTACAGATGCAGACACATTTAAATCTGCAATTGAAACTGAAATAAAAAGCCGTTTTGACTCGAAACAACAAGAGTTGCTTGATGCTATGGGTTATGGTGCTGATGTACGGGAATTAAATTATATTCAAAATACGATAGATTATTTGAATAAAATAGATCCCGAATCTTTGAAAGATGACTCAAACGAGCAAGTTACACAGTTACGTAAAGACCTTATTGCTTCTTATTACCAAAATCTTGGTATGAATGAAGATCAGGTGAACAGAGAAGTAAAGAAGTCATTTGACGCCGGAACAGATATTGAAGATGCGCAAAACGCTTTGGTAACTCAAAAACAGTTTTATCAACAGTTGTATGACAACAAGATAAATACTGCAAAGTTAGAAGAGGAAAAAAGACAAGCTGAAATGCAACTTCATCAGAAAAAGGTTATAGACACGATTATGGAAACAGAGGAACCTTTTTCGGGTATAAAACTCGATAAACGAGTAAGAGGCAAAATCGTAAGCAATGTGTACGACCCTTCTGTTTTGGGAAAAGACGGACACTATTACAGTAAATTGCAAATGTATCAAATGGAAAATCCCGAAGATTTTTTGCAAAAGGTTGGTACAATTTTTACAATTACAGACGGTTTTAAG